ATAGGTATTCTAGGTCTACTACCACTAGATAGAAACGCACCTTGCCCTCTACGAAAACTAGCCTTGAGGTCAGTTAGATTAAATAGTTTAGACTTCTTAGCTTTTGTTTTAAGTGTTTTGATTGTTGATGCTGATAAAGGTTTTCTTTTTACTGCCATTATACTCTCGTCCTTCTTCTTAATAATGCTCTAGGTATTCTTGCACCACTTTTATACAAAGCACTAACTTGTTTAATTAAATTAGCCCTTTTAGTACGTTTAGAACCTTTTAAACCAGATAGATATTTTTTAGGTATCTTGGTCTTTTTATCTTTAGGAACTCGTTTCTTCTTCCGTTTCGCCAACTGTCACTCCTTCTACATTTGTGGTTTGAAACTGACCTCTAACTGCTCTTGCGTTGTCAATCTCCTCATTAATAGTTTTAATCTTATCATTATCATCTATGACTGTATCTGCTATTTGTTTATCTATTTCTTTGTTAAATGTTTCTGATTTTACACCACTTGCTTTAGCCATTTGTAAGTATTGCATATCATTAGCCCAATCTCTTATATCAAAAGTATCTGGGTAATTAATAGAACCATCAAACTCTTTATCTAACCATCTAGCAAACAATGACCAGATATGCTCCTCTGCATTTTCTAAGTAATCTGCTTTCTCTGATAATCTTGCATTAAGTAATTGAAACTCTGTCTGTAATGCTATTCCACTAGCTATCTGTCCACTAGTAGCCCTTACTGAACCCATGTGGGTTATTCTATCAATAGCATCTACTTTGTTTTGTATACACTTCATTATACCATCTAGGTTTTGTCCACTAGGTTGAATGATGTAAGGTTTTAAAGCAGAATCTAAATCTTCTGGTATTTCTATAATAGAACCAGCCCCAGCACTAGCTTCTACATTAGGGGTTTTAACTAAACTGGGGTGGTTTGCTAATCGTATCAACTGTTCTTTTTCTGAGTAATCGTTGTAGATAGATTGTTGTAAGTAAGCAACATCTGATAAATCACTGACACCTATTGGTCTTTTATTTCCTCTTAGGTTGTAAACATTAACTGCTGGAATAACTCCTATTGGGTTAGGTATTTCTTCTAGTAGTTTTGATTCACCCTCTGCATATTCTTTTTCATATTCTTCTACCTCATAAGTGCTTATTGTTTCTTCAGTAAATACTTTTAATATTGCTCTCTTTGAATTTATATCTTCAACTACTACTAAATAATCTAAATAAAACCTTCCACTACTTGCCCTTTTATAACTCCAGTTAACAATATTCTCTGGTGTATATATCGAAACATACGGTCTAATATCTTGAGCCAGTTCTTCTGCTCTAGTCTTTGCATTGCTTTGAGGTTTATCTACAACAACCCAACAGTTACCATAAATAGATGCGTTCATCTGCACTTCTCTCATAATAGTATTGAAGCTCCTACCATCAAGGTCTGCATCTTTTATAAATGATTGTAGTTGTATATCACCATCTAAGCTTCCATAATCTCTAGTCGGTGGAACTCTCCATAAAAAGCTGGTGTATATTTGCACTACGTTTTTACAATGGTTGTCTAATGGGGTATGTCTTATTCTTGCATCATACTCCTCTGGTGATTCCAATATATATCTATGTAAGTAATATCCATTTTTATAATCATTTCCCCCAAGATAACTACGAATATAAAACTCCCAGTTCTCTATGTTAGCTTGCCACAAATGATGTTTTTCTTGTAATTCTTCTCTGTTCATTAACTCCACCTCTTTTGGTCAGTTGGTTTAAAGTTTCTCCTTATAGGATAATTATATTCTATCAAATATCCTAATGCGTCATTCATGTGGTCGTATCCACTATCTTTATCTGGCACGTGAGTACCCTCTTTATAAATTTGTCGCTCTATACTCTTTATCACATTTTTACAAGTATGCAAAATAAATAAACTACTTTTACCAGCCACATTTTTTAGTTTAGAGTTTACTGCGTTTATTCTATCTCTTACTAATGGTGCTGTATTTCTGCATTTAACATCAAAGCCAAAGTTTTTTAATATAGATAAATCTGTTTGTCCTCCAGCAGATGTTTTCCTTTGTCTAGCACTAGGGTCAGGATAAACAACAATATTTTTATTCTTATATCTTGTTTTTATTTCTTCACACATTTCATTCGTATTAGAGGAATATATTTGTATCTCATCTATTACCATAACTTTGTCATTCTCTATTATTGATACAACTGCACACATGGGGTCTACGTTAAAGTCTAATCCTATATGCAAAAATAAACTATTATCCTTGTATCTATCTATTATATTTTTTTCCCTATTAAAGTTATAGTATATCATTCCTGAGTAATTTACAAAGGTTGCTTCATATTCTTGCTGAAATGTTCTTAAATCTAAATCTTGCTTTGCTTGTTCTATTTCATCTTCACTTACTTGCTGACCTTCTAATGTTGTGTATTTGAAACTCTCCCAGTCTTTGTTTGTTTCTCCCATCTTAAATAACTCATAACTCCAGTTACCGAACCCTCTAGGGCTACCACAAAAGAAAGCAGAGCCTTCAGTATCAGATAATGTTGGTCTTAATACTTCATACCAAACTGTTTTGTTTATATCTGAGAACTCATCACATACTAAAAAATCTAAACCAACTCCTCTTAAAGAGTTTTCATTATCGCTTCCTCTTAATGTTATCTGTGTGTTGTTTCTTAGTGTAATAGTTAAGTCGCTATGGTTGATTGATTTAACCCACTTATGTTCTATCATCTTTTCTTTTAATACACTCCAGCATATTGCTTTAGCTTGTCTATAACTGGGTGCAACATACCAAACCTTTTTATTAGGTTGACTAGAGAACTTTGCTATCTCGTTTATTGCTAAATATGTTTTGCCAAATCTTCTACCAGTTATTAATACTCTAAACCTTGCATCAGAACTAATTACTTTTTTCTGTGGTTCAGTAAGTGGCATCAATCATTATTCCAAACTAATGGCTCTTCTACTTGGTTCTCTTCTATCCTATCTTGCTGACCTAACATATTCTTTCCTAGAAATATTTGCATAGTTACATTGCCTCGTTCTGCTGACTTCCATTGTAACTGTCTAAGCCTAATTCGTTGCTCTGCCCTTCCTTTTGTCAGAAATTCCGAATAACTCTTTTCTAAAAGGTCAGGAGAACAACCAAAAAAATCACCCATTTCAACATTAGTACACCCTAAAGATGCAAGTTTTTTTACTTGGTTTGTATCAATATTATATTTTTTAGGTCTAGCCATTTAGTAGTTTTGCTTTCTTACCTGTAAAGTTTTCCCATCTTTTAATTATTACATCTACATAATAAGGATCAAACTCCATCATAAAACATTTTTTTTTCTTTTTTTCACAAGCTAATAATGTTGATCCACTACCTCCAAATAAATCTAAAACTGTTTCAAATTGTTTAAAATAATCAAATGACCATTCAGCTAAAGCAACAGGTTTTTGTGTTGGGTGTACCTTTTTTTGATTTCTTTCACTATCTTTATTAAAACCTCTCCAAAGATGTCTAAATATTCTTACAGATGACCATTTAGATTTTACCCAAGCAAGTTCGCAATCCGATTGCGCATCCTTCATTTTTTCTTCAACTCTTTTATCCCATACAAACCAATTATTAGATTGTGGTAAATGATGACAATAATAATTAGCACCCCACCAAACCTGTCTTGATATTTTATAAACACCCTCACAAATATTGTAAGCATCAACTGCATATTGAATAGTATCATCTTTAAAATCTTTAAATTTATGATTTGGTGCTAAACCTGTATTTCTCGCTGTTCTATCGCCTTTTTCATTTATCCCATAAGGTGGGTCTGTATAAACTAAATCAATTTTAACACCTTTTATCAATTTATCTGTATCATCAATCTTTGTACTATCTCCACACATTAACCTATGATTACCTAACTGCCATATATCGCCTAATTTAGTAATAGGCTCTTTAGGTGGTTCTGGAACTTCATCTTCATCTGTTAAATACTCTTCATCATTTTTAAGAAACTTATCTATTTCACTTGAATCAAAACCTAATAAATCAATATCATAGTTTTCTTCTAATAAACTTTTTACTTCTATATCTAATAAATCAAAATCCCAGTTACTATCTTCATTTAGTCTGTTATCAGCTATTCTATATGCTTTTGCTTTTGCTTCTGATAAATCTGCAATATGAATTGGCACTTGTTTTAGACCTAACTTTTTAGCACCTAATAACCTAGTATGACCTACTATGAGAACCATATTTTTATCTACAACTATTGGCTGTTGAAACCCATATTCATTAATTGAACTGGCTACTTTATCTACTGCTTGATCTTTTCTTGGATTGTTGTGATACGGAATTAATTTATCTATATCTATTGTTTCTACTTTCATGCCTAATTTTCCCATTTAGTTTGGTAATATAAACCTAGCACAATATAATTATTATTCAACTATTTCACTCTCTGTTTCTTTATCTATAATAAAATCTATGTATTGTTTAGCTTTCTTTAGGTCTTCTATTCCCCCTTTATATCTCCATCTGGTAATATATTTAATTACGTTACCTTCACAGTAAGATAGGTTATTCTTTGTAATATAGTCTATTGGTTCTATACCACCTTTATTGTAATGATCTGGTTTTTTTATGTTATCCATCATTTACCCTAAATATATCTTGATAAATAAGATTAATTATTTTCTCGTATTCTTTTTGTTCATATTTATCTATATCAATTTCTGATACTAATTTTTTAAACAATTCTATTTTTTTTACATTTTCCATATTGTTTTATCCTCTATAGTTTGCATTAAACAGTTTGAGCAAACATATTTATTTGCATTATCTACTTTAATAATTGGGTTGCCAGCACACTTACTACAAAACATATATTTACCTGTTGAAAATTTAGTTATTTTCTTTTTAGTTTGCTTATGTTCTTTTTGTTTTTTAGACATACTGTAAAATGTTAAATCTTCTTTATTTCTATCATTTTTAAATCTATCTGCCATTTGTAGCTCCTTTTCTTCTAATATATAATAATTCAAGGCATTTAAATTGCCATAGAGTAGGGGTAAAGCATATTTGTCTATGTTTGTACCCCTTTATCATTTAAAGCCTATTACCCATGTTTAAATACTTAATTGCTTCTTCTCTCGTGAACTCACCTTCTTTGATTGCTCTTTGAACATCTGGAAAGTGTTGATTAGCAAAACTTGTAACGAATGAACTTTGTTCTTTATCTTCTATAGCTTGTTTTAAAACCTTTAGCCTTAGAGGATATACTTCAGTAGTATTGCTTTGCTTAGCCACCTCATCTTCGTACTTTTTGGCTGATAACCAGAAGGCTGGTTGCTTGGCAAACTTCTTGTCTTCCACCGTATTGTAATAATTATTATACATTTCTGCTAATTTTACTGGTTTATCTATCCATTCTTGATCTAAAAGCCTAAAATTCTTTTCTGCTATACCCTTACTTACTTTATTAGAAACTAAATTCCAAAATAAGGGAAAATTATCCTTTTTCTTGGTTTTAGGTTTAATGGTAGGGGTAGTGGTAGGGGTAGGGGGGTTTTGGCTAGGTTTTTTTGGTCTACCACCAAGCCTTCCATTTACCTTAGATGCTTCTATTCTTTTAGTAATAAACAAGTATTCTTGTAGTTGTCTTTCATTTTGGTAATGATCTTGAACCTCTACAAAAAATTCTTTAATTACTTCATCACATGATTTCTTTTCTGTATCTGTAATACAATTTGCTATCCTATAGTGGCTGTTGGGGTCTAATGGTATACCAGAACATCTTTTGTTCCAATTCCAACACAGCAAGCGAATATACACGCCTATTTGCTCATTTGTTAGATGTTGTGTACCAGCCACGAAATCTTCTGTGAATAGATACCATGCTTTTAGTTTTTCTTGTGGTTTACTTGATTTATTTATAAACATTTTTTTTCCTCGTTATAATATTAATAAAACCTAAAATTTATATTTGGTAAAGGGGTAATTAATACCCCCAAACCTCAACTCTAGCTTTGTGTACTGCTTCCTCTCTCCATATCCAGTCGTCAGGGTTAGGAATCAGCAAGTTTTTAACATCATCTAATGTATCTACCTTTTGCAAAAACGAACCCATAACCTTTACAATATGATTACAAATTTTCATGGGTTTGCTGTAATCATCTACACTAAACTCATAAAATTCAGTACCAGATTTTTTGCATACTAAATACCATAGTTTTTGATTAGCATTAGTCCCTTTATTGTAGATAGCTTGTTGCATAGCATGAGCATAAGATATGCCTTGAGGTTTTCTTAAAGTAGTCTTTAAATCGATATAAAATTCTTCTTTTGTGGTTTTATCCTCAAATTGAAAATCGGTATATCCTACTAAGGGTATTCCTTCTATATCCATTTCTACTTTGTTTTGATAACCTATTAAATCCCATTTAAAAGCATAATTAGTTAGCCTTTGTACTCCTTCATTAAATAAAGGAATAAGGTTTTCTCTTTCACTTGCAACCTTATCACCAGTTAAACCAGTACAACCTTCATCATATTCATCAAGCATTTTCTCTATTGCTTCTGTCTGATCAGTTCCGTTTAACCAAAGGTTTAAAGCAGATTCCACAACTGTCCCTCTTTGCATAGCTGGGTTAGAATCAAATTGATAACCAAATATTCTCCTTAAAGCCCACCTTTCTCTATTAAATGCAAACTCAGTAAGCTGGCTAAATGATAATGGTAAAATACTTTTCTTATTATCATTGTCAAACTTTTTAAAATGCTCTATCATATTAGCCCCACAAATTGAATAGCTATGCCAAATATAATAACTCCTATAAAGAATTTTATATAATCATTCATTGCTATCTCCTTCTAAAGAATACTCAGCAAACGTCTTGCCTTTTTTAGTAATATTCTTTGTGGTTATATTATGCCCTTCTTTTCTTAGATTATAAATTCTTGCACTTAGACGAAAGCAATCGAATCTATGTAAGGCTTCTAGTGGTGTTATAGATTTTCCCTCTTTTAGGTAATCTAATATTCTTTGGTTTTGTGTTTCACTCATAACATACTCCTTTCTATAAATGTTTTAAAAGTGATCTTTCATTAACAACTTTTGTTCTCAAGTCCTCTCTGAAAGTTTTAAAGGTTTCGTATCTAATTTTAGATCGATTCCTCTGCTTAAGAACGTCAGCATATCTAATGTTGAAATCCTTAATTCTTTTATCAGAATAAATATGTGCATTTAACTCTGATGTATTCTTATACTTAATGTTTTGAGAATAGTGAAGTGTTAATTCTGATATGATTAACTTTTCTTCTTTTTTCATTAAGTCTAAAGCTGTGTCGTTATCACTATATTCTAAACCCAGTTTTTCTTGCTGGTGTGATAATACGTTAGGGTCGAATTGTATAGCATATATATCTGTCATTATTTTATCCTCAATACTTTATGAACAAACCATTTAATTGCTCTTTTAATTCTATCTATGAAGTAGACGTTAATTATATGCTTCATAATCCTTACAAATATTAGTATTGGTGATGTTAAAACATCTGCAAGTAATATAAAAGCATCTACTAAAAGATCGATAACATTGTCAGTGGTACATAACCTTTTCCACTTTTGTTTTATTCTAGTTCTAAAAGACATACTACTTAGTAACTCCAAATGTTTTCTCGTGGCACTGTTTACAGTAGTATTTAAATTTCTCATAAAACATAGCCTGATTCGTAGAACAGAAGGAGCATTTTTTTAACATAATCAATTTCTTCCAGTGTTGTGATGTTCCGTCTTTTTGAATTGGTTTTTTTCTAGCCATTTTTTTGCTTTAACTCTTTTGTATAATAATTATTTTCTTCTACTGTTCTTACAATAAAACCTTTATATAATAAACTCCATATTCTTCCTTCTACTTCATTTTTAGTTGGTCTTTTATCAAATTCCATCTGATAATTAATTACATATTTATTTTTCTTTTCACTCATAGACTGACTCTTTAATAAAAATTTTTTCTTTTAGTATTTTTTTAAATTCTTCATTAACTGCTTTGTTTTTATGTGCAAGGGTATGGCATGATCTACATAAAGCAATTAAGTTATCAATTTTATTTAATCTATTGTTTTTCACACCACCCATGCCCTTTGATATCAAATGGTGTATATCAACTGCTACAGCTTGATTACAGCCCCAGCATAGAAGTGTATCATCAGATGACACACTCCAATATCTGCTGAAAAGTTTTTTGTAA